ATTGTATTCTGCAAGACGATCTTTGCTTAGGCGCCATTCAACATTCTTCTTGTGTCCACGATTTACGTTAACAGCTAGATCATACCATGCAGGTTCAGGACCGCGGACCACACGAATTACAACCCCGCCAGCATTACGAACTGCCTGTATTTCGTTAGGAAAGCGTACATCTGTAATAACAATATCATTATGTGCTTTTGACAGTTTATTTTCAAGGCTGGCAATCCATGTGTCGTCGTGAAATGCTCGACGGGCAACTTCTGTACCCCAGAGTTGTAATACCAAGCGAGGAGTAAGATTGGGCATATTCAGGCGGTTAGCCCACCATGCGTCCACTTGTTCTCTCCATGCTCTAGATTCTGTAGTGCGGCCTTCTAGTAGTTCGCGATCCCATCCAAAAACAGCGGCTACTGCATCTTTAAGGGTGGCTGCAAAACTATCACGTTTAAATCCATAAATGTTTTGTAGGTAGTCGGCTACTGTATCTTTACCCGATCCTTGGAATCCACAGCAACCAATTATCATCTTAATTCCTTTACATTCAAATGCTTTAGTGTAGCTTGCAGCATGTCAATCTGACGACGGCAATCTTCTAAGGCATGGTGACTAGTAGGAGGTTTAGGCAGTTCTGGCCAGAGACTAAACACAGTGCGGCTGTCTCGGACTTTATAATATTGCCACGGAATAGGTTTACCGTAACTTTTGTAGGCATGCTCAAGAATTGTACAATCAAACGTTGGTCCTTGACACCACAATAAATTACTATGCCAAATTAGTTTGCCCAAACTATCCAAGGCTTGATCCAAATCTACCCGGCCTTCTTCCATAAATGCTTCGTCACGAGCAGCAGAAGGTTGAGTACTCCACCACGCTACTGTGCTTTCATCAATGCTGCGATTGGGTTGACTTTCAAGAGTAATTCGGGCATAATATTGTTGATTATAATATCCCGTTCCGAATGGATCAAACGCCTGAGCTGCAATAGTTAGAATAGTAGCTGTTGGTGCTACTCCGATAGTTTCGATGTCAATCATAAGATTCATATTATGATTATAACATACACTTTGAAAAAAATCAACTAATACGGTAAATAATAGTGTCGATCGCGATGTTGGAAGCATCCACCGACTCTAACAGTTTGAAAGGAACTATCAGCATGAATACTTATCCACTTAAATTTTACGTCTATGCATATTTGCGAAAAACAGATTTAACTCCATACTATATTGGTAAGGGTACCGGCAATAGAGCCTGGGCAAAAGATCACAATGTCAAAATTCCAACTGATGATTATCGCATTATTATCGTTGAATCTAAGTTGTCAAATATCGGAGCCCTTGCCATTGAACGACAACTAATAAGATGGTATGGCCGAAAAGACTTAGGAACTGGAATTTTACGCAACATGACCGACGGTGGTGATGGAGCCTATAATCGAATACCTTCTGAAAAAAGAAGATTAGCGTGTATTAAATCTAATAAGGAACGTGTTTGGCAAGAAACTTCTAAGGATAAATTAAGAAAAGCTAATGTAGGAAAAACATATTCTGCAGAAACTAATGCCAAAAAAGGTTCCACCAAAAATCGTCCATGGGTTCACAAAGGAACCAAGTCGATACGTGTTGATGTTGACAAAGTCGATACTTACTTGGCAGATGGTTGGAAAAACGGTAGACCAAAACAAGAATGCCCGCATTGCAAACAATTATTTGATCAAATGAACTACAAGAAATACCACGGAGATAAATGCAAGTTGGCTATCTAGCCGATTACCCAGGTCAAGGGCTGTGAGGCATCAACATAATTCTTCAAATCTTCAATACCCTGTTGCATAATAGCCAGGCCTTCGGCCTTCATTGCTGTACCGTTTAGGGTGCCGCCTCCCTGTGGACCGGCGATCTGCCCAAATTTTTCACGGGCTTCACCGATTATAAGTTTGCAGTTGCCCACCATATAATTACGGATCCATTGTGTGATCTGTGGATCGCTTAGTAGGTTGAATTCTGGTTTGTAATTGTATGTCCAAAGTAATACGCTTTCACCTGTACCTTTTGGATCACGCATTAGTTGTAGTTTTTTGGTGGTTGGGTTAAATGTATAAACCATGTAAGCACCAAACATACGACCGGCTAATTCTACATATTGGCTATAGAAATCGTATGTAGCGAGTCCACCAGCCACATTAAAATTCATTAGGTAAACATTCATTGATGCTTGGCTAAATGGATCAAAATTTGACGCAAACGGGCCGGTGCTGTCACCAAATGTTCTGCGGAAGATCTGACGAACTGATTGTACTTCCTGGGGCAATGTATAGATGTTAACATTGGTAACCAGTTCCATAAAAGTGTAACTTTCTTCATAGGCGTTTTCTGCCCGTTGACGATAGGTACCAATTGTATTTCTGTAAGCGGCTTCAAAGTGCTCGGCATCTAACTCAAGGTCGATGATCTGGGCGCCAAGTTGAAGGCTTACATATTTAAATAAATCTTGTTTTAGTGTGTCTAAGCTGTTTTCGGATTCTATACCCATTAGGAACTCCAGTTCCTATTATTTAGCAGTTTACCAAGCTCGCAGGATGATCAAATTAGGGTTACCGCGGCCATTAAACTTAACTTCCGTGGCTTTAATATTAGAGAACTCTCGACGAGCCTGGGGCTTTCCAGCGGTCATAATCATCTTTAACTGTTCCTGAGGTTTACGCAGTGTTTTTTGCACGGTTGTTAAGGCATCAAACCCTACAATAGCACTACCCTTAACTGTAAATGTTCCCACATGACTATCTGCCATAACATGGATTAGTCGGCGTTTAGCAGTATCATACAGCCACGCTTCGGACGAATTTACAAGTTTAGCCGGATTTTCAGATTTAAGGCCAAGTTCAGTAAATTCTTTAAGATACTTAAATTTGACGCTTTGGCGCTCTGGACTTACTGCTTTCTTAGCTCTAGGTTTGCGTTCAACTTTTTTCAGCTGTACATAACTGTTGCAGTCATTGATCACCGTTTCACAGAATTTTACACAATTACGAAGTTGTAGTCGTGTAAGGTGGCTGTAGCCTTCGACTAGGTCAGCGTCGATACCTTCTAATACTTCGTTAAATTCTGCAAGGCGTAATTCCCAAACTGCTGACACAGTACCGACCATATTGGGACTAATGTTCATACCACGCATTAGGGCAATGGGCTTAAAGTCTGCTGACATTTTGGCGCCTGCAACAATAAAGTCGTCAAACATACCTTCAAGCTCGCCGCAACACTCACTGATTTTTTCACGTAGGTGGTCTTGAATTGTAAGTTTTTGTTGTGCCATTTCGCCGTCAGTTGCTTCTATCTTTTTAGCTTCTTGTTTTGATTTAAGCATCGCGCTGATTTGATCATCAATAATGCACTGTTCATGGTCTGTAAGTAGTAAGCCGATTAATGTCATACGGCATACCCAAGCTGGCGTTACACGAATTTGGCTATCCGGAATCCCACGCATAAGTTTGGCGTCTTTAGGACGATGGTTATGTTCTAAATAATGGCACAGCATATCCTTGGCATCTTTTTTACCATAGTGATAGTTGTACCATTGGAACGCATTAGCAAATGAGCTAACACGATTTTCCTCTGTGGGTTGGAATTTCCACTCGGGTTCGAAGCCCACATACCGGGTTTCAGCACCCTTAGGATTTAGTCTTTTGATTTCGTTTGATTTGGCCATAGTCTTATTGTATAGGAAAGTTTGTGTAAGGTCAACCGAGCAGGCTGGCAAAGGTTATATGTTGTTCTAAATTAGTTAGTAAACTATCTACTGTTTTCACCAGCTCGCGGTAGCGTATGGATTCTCGGTGCATTCTGCGACATTCTACACTTTCCATATCGGCGGCCACAATGGCTTGATCTACGGCTCGTACCATTTTAAGTAGATCACGGCGAGCCACCTTGTTTTTGACCTGTGCTATGTGCTTTTCAGCACGATCTAAGCGTTGAAATAGTTCGTCCATTTTGTAATTATACGAGCTTTTGAATTACTAGTCAATCTAACCGCTAAATACTATACTATGCCACGATTAAGCCTTTGGCGTCCCAATAGGACGAACGATTACCAGTTTTTAGACCGTACTATTGCGGAAATGTACACTGTTGGCGGGCTCGACATTTATGTACACAAGTACCTCGGTCCTCAAGGAGCCGGCTCCGACAACGGCAATAATGACGCTACTATTCCAAATTACGATAGTACAAATCCGTTGTTTATTGAAGATTTATTATTATTAGAAAATCGTGATCGTGTTTATAGCCCCGATGTTTTTATCATGCGTGGAGTATATCGCACACAGGATGTCGATTTTGATTTAACACAATTTGGCTTATTTTTAAACAACGATACCCTGTTTATCACCTTTCATTATAATAATATGATAGACACCTTTGGGCGCAAGCTCATGTCGGGTGACGTTATTGAAGTACCAAACTTAAAAGATTATCATCCGCTGGATCAATCTATACCTAAGGCATTACCACGCTATTATGTAATTCAAGATGGTAACTATGCTCAAGAAGGATTCAGTGTAACTTGGCTACCACACTTATGGCGTGTCAAAGCCACCCCAATGGTCAATGCTCAAGAGTTTAGTCAAATTGTCAATCAACCGTTTGAGCCGGAAAATATTTGGGACGACGGTAACTTTTATCCTGCAGGAACAACGGTTAATTCAGGTAATGTTTATTATACAGCCAAGACAAATGTGCCGCCAGGGACTCCTATCACCGACACCAATTACTGGACACAGATATTAAATCCAACCACAGTCGGCGATAAAATGTCAACCAGGCCAAAAGATTTGGCCATCAACGATGCCCTGTTAGCGCAGGCCTACAATGATGTACCGCTTAGTGGCTACGACAATGTTAAATTTTATATTGTGCCCACTAACTCCACTGGCGAGCCAGCTGCTCCTGGATTAACTGCCGACGAAACTTGGCCCACAGTAGACGGCACACAACCTGGTGAGGGTATTAGCCCCAAAGGATTTGGATATGTACAAGGGTACTTAACCGGTGCCACCACTGCGCCAAATGGCCTACCAGTTACACCCGGGGTACAATTTCCTCCACATCCAGCCGTAGGCGATTACTGCCTACGTTTAGATTATTTCCCTAATCGATTGTTTAGATATAATGGCAAGGCATGGCTGGCTATCTCCGACAATGTTAGAACTGATCTTGACTATGCTAGTGGTGCATTAACACAACGGGCAAGTTTTGTAAATAATGATTACACTGTATCAACCACCGACATAGGCAATATTCCAAGTCGCCAGAGTTTAAGTAAGATTTTAGAAATTACACCCGACAACGGTGACCAAGGTGGTAACTTACCACCTAACCCAAGACCACCAGGACGATAATGGCACAATTTTTTTATGATTCTCAGATCAGGAGGTTTTTATTACAGTTTGCCCGCATATTCTCAAACTTTGATGTTGAGTATGGTGCTAACGAAGCCGGCCAAGGTCCCGGCTCTACTGTAGACACGCTGGTCCGTGTGCCAGTACGCTACGGCGATGCTAGTCGACAAGCGCAGACCATATTACAAAACAATTCGGCCAATGACATGCCGTCAACTCCGTTGATGACTTTTTATATCACTGACTTGAAATATGATCGTCCACGCATACAAGACCCAACTTATGTGAGCAATGTCAGAGTCAGACAGCGTACATATGATGAGGCTACTAATTCATACGAAACTACCCAGGGTAATGCATTTACCGTTGAACGACTAATGCCTGTGCCCTACGAGATGACTATTGCCTTAGACATCTGGACAAGTAATACTAATCAAAAGATGCAACTATGGGAACAAATTACTACATTGTTTAACCCTAGTTTAGAAATACAAAGTACTGATAATTTTTTAGATTGGACCAGTTTAACTGTGTTATATCTTAAAGATCAACGATGGAGTAGCAGAACAATTCCCATCGACGCTGGCAATCCAATTGATATTGCTACATTAACATTTACATTACCAATGTGGATTACTCCCCCAGCTAAGGTCAAGAAACTTGGAGTTATTGAACGCATTATTGCGTCGGTATATGATGCCCAAGGCGATCTTAACCATGCTCTAACTAACAGTGACCTACTATTAGGAACAAGGCAAGTGTTTACACCATTTGGATATCAAGTATTGTTAATTGATAATAAATTGCAAGCACTAAGACAGGATCAAGTCGTTGATGAGCCTAATGCTAGTCTAACTCCGCCAGATAGCCCACCTAGTAATTTGTTATGGCACAATGTGGTCAATATGTATGGCACACTTAGATCTGGTATTAGTTATGTAACTCTGGAACAACCAGATGGTACCGATGTCATGGGCTATGTGTCATATGATCCAACTGATGATAGATTTTTATTGTTTAATATCAATGAGGGTACTAAACCACCAGATACATTACCACCAGTGTTGTCTGTTATAGATCCAACTCGTAGTGGTCCAGGGGCAGGATTGCCTACACCTATACGGAATCAACGATATTTGTTTACTGAAGCTACTGGCTCGTTTGAAAATCCTGCAGTAGATAATCCCGTAGCATGGCAGGGCGTCGATGGTCAACCCCTAGTCGCACACGCCAATGATATTGTAGAATATGATGGCAGTCAGTGGGTAGTTTTATTTGACAGTACATCAAGCCCTGATAATATACAATATGTCACAAACATTACTACAGAGTTACAATATCGATGGACTGGCACGGCCTGGGTTAAGAGTTATCAAGGACTATATTCGGGAGGCGAGTGGTCGCTAGTTCTATAGCCGCCGTCGGAATTTGGTTTTATAGCATAGATACGAATAGGTATCTATACCTAATGCGCGACGATCCAAAACATCCTAACACTTGGGGATTGCCCGGTGGCAAAGTCGAAGCTGGTGAAACCCTAGTCGACAGTATCAATCGTGAGTGTACTGAAGAATTAGGCACTATGCCTGAGTATATACGCTTAGTGCCGCTGGAAAAATTTACCACTGCTGACGCTGGATTTGCCTATCATACATTTTTTTGTAGTGTGGCTACAGAGTTTATTCCAGTGCTAAACGACGAACATGTAGGCTATGCCTGGATTGATTCTGGCACATGGCCTAGGCCTATGCATCCGGGATTATGGTCAACTGTAAATTTTGAAGCGGTGCGTAATAAGATTTTGACTATGGAACTTACTGGTCAAACATCGCAGTAACTAATAAATTCTCTATAGGTAAGATTTTTAGAATTGCTGGCTTCCATCCATACATCGGGCATGTTAGTACTTTCGCCAACCATATAAAATACCACACCAGGATATGCATCCATAACTGTACGGCACTGATTGATCCAAATTGGACTTTCTATTCGTGTTTCACAATTATATCCTAACATGAATATTTCTTGGTGGCCATCAAATGCCGCTAGGTATAATATTTGAGCAATGTCTAATAAGTTTGGATTCTGTGGTATTAAATAAAATTCACCAGGGTAAGCTAGACAGTTTCTTGGAGTGGTGTAAACTGTATTGGTCTCTTGATATTTGGTATTTAATATACTGTTAAGATTTGTTGTGTCGGTTTCTACCGTAAAATCCAAACGCATCTGCTGTGCAATTTCACCTACTCCATACGTTTGTAATTTTTTACTTCCTAATAGGCCACCACGGTGTCGTTGTAGTCGTGTGTAATCAAAGGTGCCTTGATCAAAGGTACTACCAATACAGGCCGCGCGACCAGAAATGTGTTGATTCTCGATGGGGTTAGCGATCCATTCGCGGTTTTCTTCTTTTTTGCCTGCGGACCAACGGCTCTCAATAATAACAAATTCGCCAGCATAATCTTGACGGAATCTTGTTTCCATTAGGTTCTGCCCACTGCTACTTCGATGACCCCAGGTTCTGCTGAATTGTAATCTTCCAGTGCCTTAGCCACAATACATCCAGGCTGATATTGATCAATGTCCAGTGCTGTAGCAACTCCAGGAAGATCGCTAGATACCAGGCGGTCACCTTTGCGTATTGTGCCAACTACCGAACATGGTACTCGGCCAACCAAGGCCACTTCGAGTGCATAGTCACCAGCTTGGGTAGAATTCATTAGATATGCTGGTTGTGTAGATATAATGCCAGCTACTTGCACAGAATGTGTAAAGGTTGTAGATGTTATTTCATTATTGCCGCCGAATTCTACTATAGTGCCAGGACCATATAAATTGTCAGCTACATATTTCTCTGCCAAGTCAGCGTATTGTGCTGTTGTAGCTTTGGCAAATACTGTGTTAAATGGTACTGTAGTTGATCCAATATTACCTACACCACTTGTGGCGCCATTGACAATTGCTGTAACATTGGCCGCCGAGTTAACTGTAAGCTGACCTGCTGTTACAATGTTACCGCCGGTTATTGCACCAGTTACAGAAACAACTGCGCCTACATGACTCGTTCCTGTGATGGTTCCACTAGCACTTACTAGTCCACCAGCTAATACATTACCACCTGTTAAGTTGGCTGTGCCTGTTGTTCCAAGGGTTAATGCCCCAGTGGTATTAAAGGAAGCAATTAATGTGTTAGCAACGCCACCATTAAAAATATTTAAGCCATCTGCGGCGCCTGTACTAATCCGGCCATTGCCGGTTAAGTAGTCAATAACAATACCATCTGTGTATGGTCCTGGATATGTGCTTGATGACTCTAGTCCGTTGCCTGCTAGAACATAGGTAGTAGCAATTAAGTTACCAGCAGTTACATTACCAGTTACTGATACTACAGAACCTACATGACTTGTGCCAGTTACAATACCCGTTACACTTAATGATGACCCAGTAATAATACCACCAACTGTACTTGCAGCTGTTTGTGAACCACTAACACTTGTTGATGTTCCAGTAATTACACCACCTACTACTGAAGCAGAAGTTACTGCACCGGTTACCGAAACAACTGCGCCTAAATGACTTGTACCAGTGATAGTCCCACTAGCACTTACTAGTCCACTGGTTAGGATATTACCGCCGGTTATATTACCACTGTTAATTGAACCAGTAGTACTGATTGTATTTGATCCAAATGACGCCAGTAATGATGTTACATTTGAATTGCTATAAGTACTACCGGCTGCTATACCAGTTAATTGACTACCGTTACCAATGAAATAACTACCCGTGATGTTGCCGGTGGCACTTGCTGTGCCTGCGACCACGATACCAGTTGAACTTACTGTCAACACATTAGCTGTTCCAGCCGAACTTATAGTAACATTAGCATTTGAATAAACAGTTACATTACTTGTGCCACCAGAAATTGAGTTTGCTGAATAATTTTGTGTAAAGATTAGTGCTGTAGACCCAATATTAATTGGATCGTCTGTTATAAGTTTCCATTGAGTATCGGCATAAACTGACCCTTCTGTGACCATTACAATCATACCAGCTTCAATTTCGCCAGTTGCGTCGGCATCACTAGTTCTAACCCAGGTTCCGTTGCTGCCAGAACCCACTGTACTTACAAGATAAATGCCGTTTTGGCTACCTGTACTTTGTGCTGTAACCAGAACCCGATCATTTACACTAAGACTTACTCCATCAACAGTAGCAGGGGCGCCACCAGCTAAAGTAATGTTTGTGACCGCGACTACTCGTGTCGCTTGTTTATAGTCTATGTCGTATATCTGCGCGGCACGCGGTTTAGTTAAGCCCATTGTTCACCTAATAATATCTAATATTTAGTCAAAAAAATAGGACTCTGGAGAGTCCTACTTTAAAGATTATTGCTAATCTTAGAAGCGTCCAACTACCACTTCTATAACTGCATCGCCTTCGCTGTCTGAAAGTGCTTTACCAATTACAGTACCAACTCGTGGATTGGCTTCAGCGCGAGCTTGACCGTTACCAGCTGATACCATTAAGTCACCTTTGCGTACTGTACCTGTTACACTAGTTGGCACACGACCTGTAAACGCTACAGCAACCACATTGTCTCCGGCTAATCCCTCATTCATTATAAATCCAGGGTTAGTAGATACAACACCAGCTACAGCAGAACTTGAATCTTCACTACTTTGTGTAACTTCAAACTCACCGCCAAAGTCAAGAACTGTGCCCGGGGCATAGGCTGCGTCAGCTACATATTTCTCTGCCAAGTCGGCGTATTGTGCTGTTGTTGCCTTGGCATATACAGTGTTGAATGTTGCACCTGATGCACCAATGTTGCCGCCACCGTTTGTTCCACCGTTGGCAATAGCAGTAGCACCGTTGGCACTGTTAACTGTAAGTGTTCCACTTGTTGTTAAAGATGAGCCAACTGTTGTAATGTTACTTTGTGTGGCCCCACTAACAGTTGCTGCATAACTCGAAGTTGGAACACTCAATGTTCCAGTTACGTTTGCACCAGGAATACTTGTTAGACCAGACCCAGATCCAGTAAATGATGATCCAGTTACAGTGCCACTCAAACTAGCAGAACTACCAGTGATCACACCACCCACTGTGCTTGCAGCAGTTACTGTGCCACTAACACTGGCACTTGATCCAGTGATAACGCCACCCACTGTGCTGGCTGCTGTTACTGTGCCTGTGACACTTACGTTGGTGCCTGTATGATTAGTAGCACTGATGTTGCCGCTAGTAATGTTACCGGATGCGGATACAGTTACAGCACTTACAGTATTAGTGCTCATTGTTGTGGAATTGGTAATATTACCGCCTGCACTAATATTTCCACTTACACTTATACTTGAACCAGTAATGACACCACCCACTGTACTGGCTGCCGTTTGTGATCCAGTTACACTTGTACTTGATCCAGTAATGACACCACCCACTGT